TTCTTGGTTACAGTATTTTAAATTTGTCGTGCCGAAAAGAAAATATTATAAAAATACATGTCAATGGGAATACAAAGGTGCAGAGTGTCAGTATCCCGGACCCGGAGAACTTCCAATTCCTGGCACTGATTTAAAAAGCAATGCAAACCCAATAAAAGCAGATAATACTGTAGGGTCTAATCCTAATGATGATGTTTGTGGTAAAAGTTTATTAGCGTGTCAAGTGCGTAACAATGATGTGCATTATGGCGCATTTCCTGCAAC